CGAACGCGCCTCCTGGTACCGCTGCAAAGCGAACGCACGACGAAAGTCGTTAATGTTGATCGCACCCGCCGCCGACAAATCGGCGTAGATATCCGGGATCGGACGACCCGCGGAAGTACCCGACCCCGGCGTGCCCGCCGCGGTCGAACGCACCAGCACAGACTGGTTAGGCGAGTCGCTCTCTACCTGGGCGTACGTGTCATACGTCACGCCCACGAAACTACCCGACTCATACACCGGCGTGCCCGCCGCTAGATTGAAATCGAAACTCGAAGCCACACCCAAACCCTTCACTGGCGCTTGCGTGCCGAGTGGCAACGTCACCTCCGGTCCCTTCTGAGTCCACGGTCGCGCCGCCGTGAAATAGTCTTTGCCCCAGGCAATGTTCGGCACTGACGGATCCCCAAAGGCGCGCTCGATAATCAAATCCTGGTCCCGGTAATACTCGTTGTAAATCAGGTTGATCCCTGCGAGCGGCAGAGCCGAAACGCCGTACGTGTCGCCCGCCGTAGCCGGATCGACCGTCGGCAAACCCAGGTAATCGTAGAGCGTACCCTCCAAACCTGAGCCCATCACCGGGTTCAACACAGGGACACTCGACGTGTCCATGCCATCCGGCCCCCCGGTGATGAAATTCTCCCAACCGTGGTCGCCCGACTCTTCGTCGGCGAACTTCCACGACAACCGATGCGGAACGAAAAAGTGATGAATCCGCACATTGACGGGATGCATCACCGGCGCCGCCAGAGGAGAAACACGGATCAGCGCCGAACTCGACAAGTCGAACGTGTCACCCGGCAAAGCCTCCTGAAGACCAACCGGAATCAACTCACCCATGTCGCACGTCAGCAACCGATAATTCGAAAGCGTGTGTTTGGCGCGCTTCATAGCCGGAACCCTACCTTGCCAGAGCGAAGACGAGAGGAAGAACGCCGACGTCGTGAAAACGAACGACGGCCCCGAGAGAACGAACGACGGCCTGCACGGCCGCGGCGACGCATACGCATAGCTATCTCCGATGCTTGTATTGAGGGAACGAACGATATTTCCGAGGGGCGGTAGCCCGACGCATTGCTTTACCGATGGCCTCCTGTGCCTTTTTCACCGATCCGAAGATTGACTTGTAGTAATTCAGAATCCAGTTAGGAGCGGGCTTGTTTTCGTTGTTCATCAACGCCCGCGCCATCTCCGCGTTACCCACGATCTCGCCGGTTTCCATAGCCTCCTGGTTGGGAACGTAGAACGTCGAGCCGTCCTCACGCACCACCTTCTGCATCGCACGAAGGGGAGGCAGCGACGGAGGCATCCCGAACGCATCCGACCTCGACAGAATCGCCTCGTCGAGCCGAGCATTGATACGGTCCCGGTTCTGAGCAATCAGCGATTGCTCGTCGAGCGCCATCTGAGCAAGCGCGACTTGAGCCGCTGTCTCGTCGCGAGTAGCCGAGGCATTGAGGGAACGGATTTGCGCCTCAGCAATCCGGTTAGCCATTCCAGCACTCGCCTTCGCCTCGTTTTCGGATCGTATACGGTCGAGAAGCGGGCCCGCGGCCCGAAGACCTTCGCCGAGCGCCGATCCGCCAGTAGATAGCGTCGGTGAATAGCCTCCACCTGCTCCGAGCGCATACAGCGGGTGGATTCCGGCCTCTTGTGCATCGCGGACCCTCCTTGCGATGAAATGTCGATCCAAATTCGAACGGTCACCGCCGGATCCAAACAAATTGCCTGCGAAACTCGCGAGCGGCCCTGCGAACTTCGAGACAAAACCGGCAACCTTTGCGCCGAGACTCGGGATCCCGATTGCTGCGCTTGTCACTGCGGGCATTCTTAGCACTCCTTCCACTGTCGATAGCTCGTTGCACCATTTTTACCTCCGTACCCTGACTTGATTACGAAGTGACGCCGCGCGTCCTTCGCCTCGAGGCAACGCCGCTCCTCGAGAGTACCGATGCTCTCGCGTCGGTGAGTCTCCTGAACGACCTCGCCCGTCCGTTTGTCCACCAAGAACCACTTTTGTGTTACAGGACGGGCTCCTGCATGAATCCTGACAGACTTACCAAGGGGAACCTGCACTACATTCGCGACAGAGCGCGCGGCCGCGACCGCGCGCGACACTGGTTGCCCTTGAGTGATACTAGCCAGCGTCGGAAACGACCATCGACGCGGCTCCGGCGCAGGCAGCGCCGCATAGATCCGCCGACCCGTTCGGTCCGTTACCGGCCCGACCTCATAATCGCGGTCCCTTGAAGATCTTCGCCCTCTTTTCAAGGTTGAACTCCTTACGTAAACGCGCCCTGATAACCTCGTCAGTGATCTCCTCGGGCGCAGGAAAGAGATGTGGATTTGCTCGTTTCAGATCCGTCACAAGCTCCGGAATGCCGACCAGACGTCGCAGCATCCGCTTGTGACGATCACCGAAAGGAAGGATGCGCCCGTTGGCGCGGAACGCCGACGACACGTCGCCGGTATGTTTCACGTGGAACTTTTGCTTAGACGCTAGCGCCTCGACGAAACCGTCACCGATAGCAGGACGACGCGACATCTGAGCATACTCAGGAAGGCGCGACCCCTCCGGGGTGTCGTCAGCATCTTTGCGTTTCGTCTTCTTCTTCAGGACGTAGCGAGAGATGTAGTCGCAATACGCGACATCGAAAGGCCGGACATCAACATGACCCGCCGGCCAAAGGTCTTGAATCAACCGCTCCGCTTGACTGAACGGCAGAACCAGACCGTAGAGCATGGCGTGATAGTGCGGCCGCAGCGTCGATTGCTCGCCGTACTCGCCGCACCAGTAAAACCTGGGCTGATACCCGAGCGCCTTGCGAAGGCGCATTCGAAACAACCGCCCGTCACGCTTCTGCAGCGTCGTGACGGGCTCGTACCCAGGGGCGTGATAAACCGGAACGTGGTCGTCGTCGTAAGTGAACGTCACAAAGAAGATCGACTCCTGCGGATGGCGGCACGCTTCGCCGTACAAACGAGCCGCCCAAACTCTGTTCTTGTTGATCCGACACGACATGCACTGTCCACAGCCCACCACGCCATGAGATAGAGACAGGGGCCGACTGCATTTCATGACTCTCGACCCCGGTATCTATAAGAACAGTTGATATCGAGATATCAACTAACACGGAAGCCACGTCCCCCAAAAGGGGGGACTACACAGGTTTGACAGGGTAAGCAGGCTCCGCGGGGTTGCTCGCCTTATCGCCTCCTGAGGAGCCTGCGGGTACCGCCACAGAGGCGCCCGCCACATCATCGACGAGGTCGATACCGTACAAAGAGCGCGCCGTATCGCGCAACTCGGACTCATCCATCGCGACCACCTGGTGGTGAGTCAGAGGAATCACGTCGGGGTCTTCCTCCTCGAAGTCGTCAGCCTCATCGAACGTGTCGAGATCCTGCGCGTCGGCGGCGCGCGACACTTCCTGCCGAACGTAGCGCTGAATCATTTCCTGCATCGTCAGCGGCCGCTCGCCGCCTGGAACCTCGACCGGAATCCCCGAATTTTTTTCGGGGTCGCGCTTACCGAAGAAACGTCCTAACAGACTCATTCCTTATCACCTCACGTTATCAGTAGAACCGCCTGAGAGAGCCTAGGAGCGGCGCAACGCCGACCCCTAGGCATCGTATTACCCAACTACAGAATTTTGCCGGACGCCGACCTCGATACGAGCCGCCGCGCGACGACGTGATTGTTGACCATGCACCAAAGCGCGTCGTTGGTCGTCACGTTGTGGATCCGCTTCGTCGGAACGCAGTTCACGAAATCGTCATTAAGCTCGACCGTGTCGTCGAGATCCCTGGCCATGTGCCAGTAGTTGAGGAGCTCGCGAAACTCCCCCGTCACCTGCGACGGAGTCTCGCGGTACTCCTGGTACCGATCCTGATACCCGAAGACCGTCACCGGATCTTCGACGTCGAAATCGACCGGATAAAGCTCGTTCGTCCACACCTCCTGCTGACCGATGTGCTGAAGCTCACGCTGCCAGAAATCTTCTTTCGATCGGCGCAGGAACGTGCGCGGAATCCCGTTGATGTAGATGCCCTTCGGGCGCACCGAAATGAACGAGTGAATGTACCCATGCTCCTCGATAAATCGACGGATCCGACCGTGACGAAGACCGGCCACCCCGTGGCCGTAAAGATCGCCTACGCCGAAAGACGTTCGCGGGGAGATCGCCGAATCTTCGGCTGTTTGCAGCACTTCCGAAAAATTGATCCGAGCAGTACCGCCGCCCAAATACTCAGGGCGCTGTAGCCGAGCATCTGACGGTGTAACGCCCAAGTAGCGAAGGTACTCAGTGTATCGAGATCCATAACGCGAACGCGCCTCCTGG